AGTTCCTAGTTACATCCACATCTGTAAAGATGTCTGGATCAGTACTAACATCCTCATCAACAGCATTCCTTGGTACATATGTAGTCCAGCCACGTTCCCTACGCCTAAGGTTGTCCTCATACGTTAGAGTGATAGCTGTGGTATTCTGATAATCGTTATAACACTGTAGAGTATCAAAACACTCATTATATATTGTGTTGTTACCATCCCAAGCATTAACCATCATATGAAAGTTATCAAATACCTTAGTATAGTTATAGTCAGGATTAAATAGTATCTCAACATTAGAGTCTACATACTTAGTAGTATCATTGGGATGTATTGCCCAGAACTGACACCTGTCTGCTAAGCTACTGTTGTGTAAGAATATATACGCTTGACCAACATCACCACCAGCTGTAGTTAATATTTTATTCTTATATGGTATATATACTGTAGGGTTACAATCATGAAATGAAACAAATGAATCTACAGTTTCATTGTATACTACTGTATAACTTTCTGTTGCAACAGCTCCAGGAGCAGGACCATATAGTTCAGAATAACTTAAGAATGTCATTAGTACCTCATCATTCTCTTTGTCATAAACAAATAATGGTAGATGATCTTCTTCATAAGCTGTTTCAAAGTGTGACTGCATATACTTAGCCCTAGAGAGTGTAATAAACTCCTTGGCTAAACGTTGCACAGCCCTATTGGTTTTATCCCACCAATACATTGAAGTCTTACTTTTTGCTATACCAAACTTATCTTGACAACCAACTTGTTCTGAGATATAGTCATAACGATCTAGTAAACCACCTGTACCTAACACTAAGTTTGATGTATTGTTATCAGTGATTAAAGATCTTGGGTTAACTGATACTACCCCAAAACCTGTGTCTTGAAAGTAATAAAGGTTACCACCAAAGGTATGTATAGCATTGACTGGACCATAAACAGAGTCTACTTCTATAAAGTTATTAATAGGAAAGGTTGTCCATGAATCACTTAGTTCACCATTGAGTTTAACATCTGATACTTTAATAGTAGTATCAAAAACTGTTTCCTCAACAAAGTCAACAGGTTTAGCATATATATAATTAGCCGTAGTCTGTTGTGAATACACAGTGTTGTATTGATATAAAGCTAGATCCTGTGTAAAAGTTTCACCAGCGCTGTCTTCTTGAATACCTGCTACCTCTTGAACTAAATGATAGTTATTAGAAGTTGGTATTAACTTATGCATTGACATGTCATGTCTAAGATCACAATTGATTGAACTTTCACAAGGTATGTATACTGCTTCACTTGTACTATCAGTACCAGTTTCTCTAAGATCATATGTTAGAGTTGAAACATCAAAGAAATTTATAAAGGTATCTCCCCCATGTACATTGTATTGAACATTCGTAGAAGTTACTATATCTGATACTGGCATACAATAGTTTCTTGACCTAGCTTCATATGTATTACCACCATACTGTGATAAAAATATATTTCTACGATAGTTAACTAAGTTGTATGCCAAAGTTTCTGCTGTCCAACTAGTATTATCATAATCTACAAGATAGCCAGTTGATCCAAGTCCATGTTCTGTAATTACGGCATCAAAATTTATACAGGGAGAATAACTACCTACTGTATATTCAATAGTTTCAAGACCTGGTATAACTTTCTGTAAATCGTCTATGTCTGTGTTATTATTAACACTCTTTGCTATGGGAGTAAATGTTTGTAACTTGTATATGACATATACATTTGCTGCATCTGCACTACCTGATATTACAGCAGCAAAATTACCAACATGTTCTAAATAATCAGTAGAACTTCGTTTTAAGTTTTGGTTTATATTTATTTCTGGTGATACTAATTTAATGATTGTTGTTGCAGGATTTAATGCTACACTAGCAAGATCTAACCACCATTTGCCGTCACCATGTTGATCAACGTTAGTTGCTAAAGCTTGTGTTACTATAGACCTATCTGCTGCAGTACGAGGTACAGCATATATTTGAGCAGACACTGTCCCTGTAGGTAAATTCCTAAACGTTACTTTCATCCTTAGTAGATGAGCAACTGTTTCACCAACGGTTGTTGTACACAACTCATAGGTTTCTGCACCAAAGACATCTGTTAAACCTGGCATCTTAAAATCACATATCCATTGAGGAAAAGAAGTTTGCCCAGCAGCATCATGATACACTGCATAAAATCTATATACTTCACCTCTTTGCCAAGACCTACTACCAGATAAGAATGGACTAGCATAATTTGAATAAGAAGGATTATTTGATGTACCAACTATATTAGCATAGTAAGTAGAATCTGTACTACCTGCTTCATCAATAACCATATCTTCTTTGGTTACCTCTAATAGTATATTTGGTCCCTCTGCACCAACAGTGGTTAAATCTGTCTGATAAACAAATTCCATAGCTGGTGTAGTTTCAGTACCTGTGATATGATAGAAAGTTGGATCATTCCAAAGATTTATAGCATCATGTGTTAAAGGAAAGTCCGTGTCTAAGTCTGTTACATCCCACCCTGCTGTTGCCCAATCTGCTAAAAGAGTTGGGTCTGTTGGAACATCTATTGTTATTGTACTACCATCTTTATCAACAACTTGAGCTTCTTCATATACAACCCCTCCAACAGAAGTATATGTATAGTCGTAACTAGGAGAACTAAGATCCATGTAGTCTATAGTATCTGGTGTTAAACCACTAAAAATACTAGTAGCTGAGTCAACATGAAACGTTAGGAAGTTAGCTACATATGTATCAATAACTGCTGTAAGACCTGTACTTACTATTATAGAATGAGATACTCCACCAACAGTGTAGTCAATCCATATATTTTCTAATTCTTCTATATCGTCTATTGTAAATACTGTTCTACTACCTGGTATAGATGCCCAGGTTGGCCAATTTGTTATTTCAATACTAACTGTGTTGTCATCTACATATACACAAGTAACATCTGAATCTGAACTATCTGTCCAATTATAAAGGGTGTCTGTACCCCCTGCTGGTTCAGTATAACTCCTAAACCTAATTGCCCGTGAATCAAAGTCACCTATATCAAATACACTTTCTGTTATATTAGAAACAAACAACCTATTGTCTTTTACTGCTATATCTTCAGCAGAAAATAGATTTGGTGTAGTTAAAGTAAGTTCATCAACAGTGAGTTCCCCTAATGTTGAACCACTATCAATAATAGTAAATGAACTACCAGATGTACTTATTATTTCTTCACTAACTATATTAATACTAGGTGTAGCATTTAAAGATGCATAGTGTACTCTTATAACCCTAGCTCTATCAAAACCAAGGTTGTTAAGGTTATTAATAGATACCTTACAACCTTTACCAGATGTAACACTTGTATCTGAAGAACCTTTATACTCTTCAGAGTTTGGTTCAAAATCATCAGAATCAGTTATGTGTACTATATTACTAAGAGGTGAATAAGTTGTTTCTGCACCATTAGTTTTATATAGTTGATATGTATATTGAACCATACCAGGATATATAGTACCACCTGTGATATCTGTAACAACTGGTTTTGAATATGTAAAATTAGGAGAGAACTCAAATTTATCTGTAGACATATAAGGATTTACAACTGCTACATATGCTCCCCCTGTTTTAGTTAGGGTATCAGATACTATAGCATATCTAACGTTGTTTAAATCATCTGTCCAGTATACCTTTTGTATATTAGAAGTTTCATGTCTACCTATTGCTTTGATTGGGTTAGCAGCACTAAAACCAAGACGGTCTGTACCAGCTCCAATGTTTAACTCGTCATCATATATCAAAGTTAAACTAGACATTGACTCCGTTGGTAGATACATCTCTAGTTTATATATCTGACTGCGTGTGTTGTTTGTAGTAAATAAAATAGTATAGTCACGTAGTTCTGCACCACCTATAATCATTTGACCAGCTGTGATACGATCATCCATATCTATAAGATACCCACTACCTGTAAAAGAAACACCAACTGCTACAAAAGAAGAACCTGCTAGATGTTCACCAGTTTCCACAACACTAGCCCCTATAACATAATAAGTATTACCTGCAGTTATAGTATCACCAGCTTCAAAGACCTCTGCTATATGCCTATTGCCTTTGATGTTTTCCAATGATCCTGTAGTACCACCATCAGTAGTAGTTACCCTAAAGTTATTAGCTTCAAGATAGGACTTGTTGGATATTAAGGACTTATCAAGATCCTTATTCATCCCTTCAATAAAGGTGTTTGTTACAGACTGACCCATTGTAATTAGTTAGCGTTGTATATAATTTGTCTTTGCCCTAGTGCTGAGAAACCAGTACTCCACTCTTTGAGTTCAGGTATTAGTCTATTCCAACTATTCTTAATACTTTCTAGTTGATCTTTGTTTGGTGCAAGAGCATTACCATAAGCTTGCTTACAGTAGAAGTTCCATGAACGTCTTGCATCATAATAGACAGCATCCCTAACTGAACCTTGTTTCCATTGAGGATACAACAGTTTAGTATTTATATACCAGTAGATAGCCTCTAAGAAACTAGCATCGTCTGGTACTAAAGGATAACCATCATTGTCTGTTGGTATAGCTTGATAGGCCATCATTACATAACCCGTACTAACATTAGTCTTAATATAACCAGGCGTGATTACATAAGTATAATCGAATGTGTTATTAACTATATCATCCCCACTAAATTCTTTAGTGTTACCTTCCATTTGGTTTATCATACTGTTTAGTATACTCCTAGTGTCAGGTTCATTGTTTAACTTTAAAAGAGCTGCTGCATAATCTAGATCGTACAAACTCATTGCCAAAGTAGTAAGGGAAGACTCAGGTCTCTCCTCGTCAGCATTAGGTGCGTAGGTATTATCAGAGTTCATCATAGAACCATAATCAAAACTACCTGTAGCATACCTCATTGGAAAGTATGGACCTAACTCGTCTGTAGAGAAACTAACTTGTATCATCCTATGAAAATCACAAGGCAGAGACGTTTGATAATTCTCTACCGCAAGTAATGGACTACCGTCCTTACCAGTAACTTTATTAATGAAAGAAGGGAATGCCCCTATCTTCTCAAGTGCTTCACCAGTCCATTCAATCATATCACTAATCCTATGATCCCCTTCCTGGAGTTCAAGGTCGGCAAACACCTTAGCTATGACACGCTTAACGCTAGTATTTTTATATATCATTTTTATTGTCTTTCAAAGTAATCATAATCGCCTGTCTTTATTAGTTCAGCCAACCTACGTTTGTTAGCCCTTGTGGGAACTAACCTATAGTAATATAAGTTTGGTAACTTAGTTTCTTTCTTGTCCCATTGGTAAGTATACTTATAACCATTTGTATGTTCGTTCAAATGAAACACAAGTTTACCACATTCATTAGTTAATTTCCAATCTACAGAATGACCGTTTAGTTTATTAACGTTTACTTTTTCTTTCAAAACAAAAAGTGAACCCATCCTATAAGGCATCTTAAATGTGCCATTCCTCTCAACAACATGGTTCATCATTTCTTTATAGAAATCATTACATATGTTTTTGTATGTTTCATAAGGTATATCATATATCTTACTAGACCTGACATCTTCACAATAGAATTTGTATGTGTCTTTTAAAGTATATGGGTTCTGTATCTTATTCTTGCCCCTACCAAAAAACATTATGCCCCTGGGTTATGTGAGGAATCATTAGTAGTATCTGCTGGAGTAGATGCCTCTATCTTTAACTCTTTAGTTAATATCATTTCCTTTAATGTAGGAATCATATTAATAGGTATAGGATACCTACTATCTAAATCAAAGTATGGTTGGTCTGTGATTGTATTTACAAACCTACCTAGCTCTGGTGGTATTTCAAATATCCCACGCACAGTTATAAACTGTAATACCTCACTATTGATTATATATAAATACCTATTCCTTAGAAAAGCTAACCTAGCTTTCGTAGTATGTTTCTTATACTTCTGCCACCTAGTCCTACCTTCTGGTACAAGTTGAATTTCA